CCAACAGGCCCAGGCGGATCAGCAGGAGACAAAGGGGCTACAGGAGCAGGTGGACCAACAGGCCCAGCAGGACCAACAGGCCCAGCAGGATCAGACGGGAGTGCAGGTGCCAAAGGAGCAACTGGCGCAAAAGGCGCTACTGGCGCAACAGGTGGAACTGGACCTACAGGCCCAGGCGGAAGTGCAGGAGATAAAGGCGCAACTGGCGCAGGTGGACCAACAGGCCCTACAGGACCTACTGGCCCAGGTGGAAGTGCAGGAGCTAAAGGACAAAAAGGAGCTACAGGAGCTACAGGTGGTGCTGGACCGACAGGACCTACTGGACCGACTGGTCCTACAGGTGCTAAAGGTGCAACGGGTTCTACAGGACCTACAGGCCCAGGCGGATCAACAGGTGGCACTGGACCAAAAGGACAAAAAGGAGCTGCAGGTGGAACTGGACCTACTGGAGGCACAGGCCCAACAGGACCTACTGGTAGTGCAGGTGCCAAAGGGGCAACTGGAGCAACAGGACCAACAGGGCCTACAGGACCAGGCGGAAGCGATGGTGATGATGGTGGTACAGGCCCAACAGGGTCTAAAGGACAGAAGGGTGCTACAGGTGCAACAGGGGGTACAGGACCTACTGGAGGCACAGGTGGAACAGGAGCTAAAGGACAAAAAGGAGCCACAGGTGCAACAGGTGGAACTGGACCAACAGGTGGATTCTCTACAAACTCAAACGCACAAGTTAACAGCTTAGGTGCTGGTACTGCAGGTAGTGGAACAGCAGGTGAGATTAGAGCAACTAACAACATTACTGCTTACTACTCAGATGAAAGGCTAAAAGAGTTTGAAGGTAAGATAGATAATGCGTTAGAAAAAGTATTAGCCTTAAGTGGTTATTACTACAAAGAAAACGAACTAGCTAAAGAGTTAGGTTATGATAATGACAGACGTCAAGTAGGGCTAAGTGCACAAGAAGTGAAAAAGATACTACCAGAAGTCATAACAGAAGCTCCAATCGACGATCAATATTTAACAATATGGTATGATAAACTTATACCGCTAATCATTGAGGCAATAAAGGAGTTAGCTGACAAGAAGTAAACACAGGAGGTGTTATGAATTCAATTTGGCAAATGTGGGAAAGAGGCATAACGCCTACTACTTGCAATCGTATAATAGAAGAATGTGAAAAACTACAGCCTATGGAAGCTAACGTAGGCTCGGATTCTCTTACAAAAACTGTAAATACAGATGTACGAAGATCTGAAGTAAGGTGGGCAGGCCACATAGAGTGGATAAACAAGCTAGTATATGGCTTTGCTTCTCGGGCTAACAGAGAAGCTTTTGGCTTTGATATTTCTTATCTAGAAGATATCCAATACACTATATATAAGGGAACAGACGAAGGTTATTATGATTGGCACCATGATACCTTTTGGGGAAACCATACAGCTTTTGATAGGAAAATAAGTTTGATAATACAACTAAGCGACCCTTCAGAATATCAGGGGGGTCAATTTCTTTTAGCTAATGAACATGAGCAACCAGACTCTAAAGCCTTAGCACAGCGCGGTACAGTTCTTTGTTTTCCTTCTCCAGTACAACACACCGTTAAACCAGTAACTAGTGGCGTGCGTAAATCTTTAGTAGCCTGGATAGAAGGACCGAAATTTAAATGATTATAGTAATAGACAAAGTTTTTTACCCTCAGACCTTAGAGACTATAAATAACCAAAATAAACATGCTTACTTTAAAAAAGAAGAAGAACATGATAACGGCGTAGTTGCTAGACGTCTTATGAATACAGCGGCTAATTATTTTAACTTTGATAATCAAGTAGGGTATGACATATGGTTTCATAGAAATGGCATGCCAGACTGGCATAAAGATAGAGATGAACAAACTTTTTTTAAGACAGGACAAAGTCATTTTCCTATATGTTCTATAGTCTTTTACCCACATGTAAAAGACTTAGTGGGGGGAGAACTTATATTTAAAAACAATATGCGTATAACACCAGTGTCAAATAGACTTGTCATGTTTGGCCCCGCGTTAGAACATAAAGTAACACCTATACAAAGTGGAGAAAGAGTATCTATGAATATAAACTCTTGGAACTACGATATAGAAGTAGCCACAGAGTTTAACTAATGAAAAAATTTGTAATCAATCTAAAGAGTAGGCCTGAACGTAAACAGCATTTTATAGAAAAAAATACAACGTTAGAAGACTACACATTTGTAGAAGCTGTTGATGGGTTATCACAAGATTTATCTGAATATAAAACTAGACCAGGTTGGATAGACCCGTTTCAAGATAGAGGTATTGTTCCTACAGAGATAGCTTGTTTCTTATCTCATAGAAAAATGTGGCAAAAATGTGTAGAGCTAGATGAACCTATATATGTAATAGAAGACGATGCCATCATAAATGTAGATAGGTGGGACGAACCTTTTTATGACTACACAATAGGGTACTGGGATTTATTGTACCTACAACGCAATGAGAACGAACCAGAGAACACTATAAAAGTATCTGATAGGCTAGAAAGACCTTGGTATCCATACAATACAACGGCGTATGTGATATCACCAAAAGGAGCACGAAAGCTTTTAAATACTAATATAATGGAAGAAGGTATAATACCAGTAGACGAGTATATACCTGAACAAATCAGAGAGGCTAGTCTTATGGCTCTTGCCTTACAAGAAGATTCTTGTAACCAAGCAACTAGGGATGTGCTACCCTCTGACATACGTAACGACAGGAGAGATATGACAACACACGTAGTAACTATAGGTACAGACGTTAATAAGATGAAGAGACTATACCAGTCTGCTTCTAAACATGACATAACAATTACTAATTGGGGTTTTGGTGTGGAATGGAAAGGTACAGATATGACAGGTCCAGGTGGCGGCCAGAAAGTAAACATACTAAAACAGAATATAGGAGAGCTTCCGGACACGGATCTTTTACTTTTTACAGATTCGTACGACGTTTTTTATGCAGATAAATTAGAAACAATTAAAGAAAGGTACTTAGACATGGGGCATAAAGTACTTTTTGCTGCAGAAGAAGTGTGTTGGCCTGATCCTAGCATAGGTAATCAGTTTCCGTCCTCACATACCAGGTATAGATATCTTAATTCTGGTACGTTTATAGGTGAAGTGGGCGAAATAAAGAAGATATTAGCTCATGGGCCTATAGAAGACCATCAAGATGACCAACTTTTCTACCAACAAGCGTATTTAGAAGGCATTTATGACATAGGATTAGACATAGAAGCTTATATATTCCAGTGCCATGAACCTAAAATAACTATGTTAGGTGAGCAACTATGGAATCAAGAGACTACTTGTTGCCCTTGTGTATATCACGGGAATGGAGATGATAGTGCTAAGGTTAATTTTGAGCGTATCTACAACCAAATGTATGCAACACCTCAAAATCTATTCCACACACCCACTCACGATTATGATGTTATAGATAAAGACATGCTTCTTATAGATTTTATGTCAGAACATCAATGTCAAAGAATGATAGAGATAGCAGAACAGCATGGGGATTGGCAAAGTCTACCTTTAGATACCTACCCTGCCCAAGAAATAAGACTAAGACAGTTAGGTTTATACGAAGAATTAGAAAAACATTGGCAAGAACATGTAAAACCTATAATAGAGAAGTACTGGAGCCCTCTTGTAGTGGAAGGTGTAAGAGATGCTTTTATGCTTAGGTATTCTACAGATTCACAAACAAAACTAGGACTACATCACGACTCTTCACATGTAACTGGTTCTGTTAAATTAAATAAAAATTATAAAGGTGGCGAGTTATTTTTCCCTAGGCAAGGTATAAGTAATGCTGATATACCCATAGGTAAACTGCTTTTATTCCCAGGGCAAGTTACACACCCACACGAATGTGTAGAGCTTACGGAGGGCACAAAATACAGTTTGACTATATGGTCACAAAGATACAAAGGCGATATACTGTAAAGCATGAAGTTTGTAGATAAAGTATTAACAGAACAAGACATACATCAAATATATGTTTCTGGTGAACTAGAACGCCTGTATGTAGGTTCTAAGGGTTTTTTTAATAAAGGCACTTATAACTACCCTGGATTAGATTTTACTGATGAAGAAATAGACAATGCAGGGGACCAGAATCATGTAGATTTTTGGTATAACATGTGTTTATCTTACGTACAAAACAATTTAGCTTTTGGTATGTATGTAGACGACTACCTCGTAAACATAGCTTTGGGTTTTATAGAAAACAATGAATGGCATTTGTGTAATACTTTAATAGGACCGGACAAAGATGGAACTAGGGCTTTTATGCGTAACTATGAGTATCACAATATAAGGGGCAATACAGAAAAAGGGTTAGGTGCAACTATAGCCTATAGCTATGTAGATGTAGGTTCACCTATTAATGATACTTTTATGGCTTATAAAAATCATTTTGGCCCCATAGAAGAATGTAACGTAAAAAATTGGAACAGCATAAGGCACGTTGGACAAGTTACACAGACCTATAATACTGGCGGGCAAGATTGGGATGGAGTAAAATCTGAGTATAGTGTAGTATTTGAAAAATATTGTATGGAGTATTATTAATGTCAGGTTTTATAGATAACACCTCTAACATTGATGCAGCTGAGATAGCCGCAGAATACCGTGCGCCGGATCAAGGTGTTTCTGCTAAGTCTAATTATAATATTACATGGAACGAATATAGAAAAATGACGCCTAGGGCTAATCAGTCTGCTAATGTTCTTACCACCGCTAGTTCTCAAACTCTACAAGCACAAGACTTTGGAGGCTCCGCTGGGTTTGTTCCAGGTGCTAGAACTTACACAACTGGCTCTAGTAAAGGGGCTACAACATATAGCCACTCTGGAGTAGCTACTAGCGTCGCAGATCAATACGTATCTGCAGACTCCAGTTCTGCAAATGTTGGGAATTTTGGTTTAGGGTCTACAGGGGGAACTAGTGGACTTGATTTAAGCAATGTAGCTAGTTTTCCTAGTGGTACTACTTTTGTCGGTTTATTGAACCGAGCTGTGTCTTTAGGTGGTTATACTTATTTTATGACAACAGGAGCTAACGCAGCGACTAATTGGACAACCATGTATATACGAACACTTTATCCGGGAGGTTCTATAACAGTAGGTGGCACTACTCTTTACAACATAACCACTACCGTAGAGAGAAGTACTTTTTCTTACACTACTGATGGTAGTCTACAAATATGGTCCCGTAATTATGGTCTTGGTACTAATTATGCAGCATTATTAATGGCATACCCAACTTCAATAGAATTCGCATGATAAATTTAAAAAACCCACCAGGACTACCACCTTGGTCAGAAATATCTACAAAACGTAAAGTAGCTAGAGTCTTCTTTATCTTTTTATTACCTATAAAAATACTACTTATGTTTATGGGTGTATCATTTGGGGTTACAGCCTTGTTTGGCTTATAATCTGACTATGACTACAACAAAAGAAACATTGGCAAAAGTAGAAAGCCAAGTTGTTAATATAGAAAAAAGGCTAGACAAAGGTGATACTAAGTTCGATGCGATGGACGCAAAGTATACTAAATATATAGTCGGTCTCTACGTACTTATAATAGGTATGAGCGGCGTAGATCGAATCTTTTCCTAGGAGGGGACATGAACATAGAGCAATGTAAAGCAGAGATAAAACGTCATGAGGGTGAGGTTTTAGAAATATATAAAGACAGTTTAGGGTATAAAACCCTTGGTATAGGACATCTTTGTAAACCAGAAGACCCTGAATATGATTGGGAAGTTGGTACAAAAGTGTCACAAGAAGTAGTAGACATGTATTACGAAGATGATTTTAATAAACATCTTGCAGAAGCAATACATGTGTTTGGTACAGATGAAGGTTTTTATAATTTACCTGAAAACATACAACACGTGCTTGTTAACATGTGTTTTAATTTAGGTGGCACGAGGCTTTCTAAGTTTAAAAAAATGTTAGACGCTTGTAGAAAAC